TCACGTAAAAGTTCTTGTCCAGCAGGGGTTGCCGCATATCTATTTAATAATAGAGCGGTTTGTGTAGCAGCGGCACTGGCACCAGCAGCTACACCGGGCAAGAAAGCATATTCGTCAGGTTTAATACTTGCTAATTGGTCAATAACACCTTGTGCATCAGAGGCTAATGTTATTTTTTCACCAGTATCAAATAAATTTGCATCAGCTATTTGAGTTTCAGTTAATCCATTATTTATTAATGTAGTAATTACATCAGTTGTTGGAGTTGTTGTTGGTGTGGTCGTAGCTGTAGTGTTAGCAGAATAATTTTTAATAAAGTTTGAAAATGATGCGGTGGCATTTGCAATACCAGAAACATTGCCAGTCTTATCAAAATTATTAATGGCGGTAATATAGTTATTAGCCGCTGCCGCTAACTTTAAATCATTACTTTTTGTTAGATCACCCGCCGCATTCAATATGCCCGTAGTGTCATTATTATTAATAGCATTACCAAGATTTAAAATGTTTACGCCTGTACGTAACTCAGTTGGTAGTGTTGCACCTGCGTACTTAACGCCTGCATTAACTAACCCTATTACATCGTTATTAACAGCGGCATTTACAACCCCTGCAACATCTTTAGCAATTGTAATATTGCCTGCATTTTGTGCAAGCCAACTATTGTTATAGACAGTTAATGCCTCTTCAAACTTGCCAGCGTTTGCCAAGGCATCAATTTCGGCCATAGCACTTCCAGCAAGACCAGAAGCAGCAGACAATCCACTAAGCGCAGCCTTCATCCAATCGCCATCTTTTGCGGCTTTTGCGGCGTTAAACGCTTGGATGTAAGGAGCAGCGGCTGGATAAGCTAATGACACTGCTGTCAAAACTATAGGAAGAACACTGTCTCTAAATTCGACCCACTCACTTTTAGTGCCAGTTGTAGTAGGTATGGCTAAGCCAGTATTGGTAAAAGTAAAGCCATAGTTTGTTTGGTTACTACCTACTGTTGTACCTTCAATATTAATTACTTGGCCAGTTTTCTTGTTGTAGATTTCTTCTTCTTGTACTGTTTGTGTACCTTGCTCAGTCTCAATTTGTCTGGTAACAGTACGTTTACCAATGTCAGCAAGGCTAGTAACACCTGCTGCCGCTAACTTATTAGTAAAGTCCCACAGCACAGCTTCTTTAGAACCTAGACCACCATCATCTTTTCCTAATGCACCGCCTGTATAAAGACCGCCCATTCCTTGAAGATTAGAGATGTTATTGATCTGGTCATACAAAGTTCTAGTTGTACCAGTAGCCGTAGTCCAAGCCGGGCCACCGCCATAAGAAAAAGTATCATCAGCATTTTTTGTAATACCCCACATCTGCAAACGCCAAGGCTCCCATCCTTGAAGTTCAGTCTGAGCTATTGTTCCGTACCCCGGTACATTTAAAGCATCAACTTCTCTTCTGCCATAGATAGTAGTAGTTGGTGTTAAAGATGCAGTTGGCGTAGTTGTTGCTGTAGTAGGGGAAGTAGTTACAGTTGTTGGTGAAGTAGTTGCTGTAGTAGGTGCAGTAGTAACTGTTGGCGTAGTTGTTTTGTTAGTTGTTAAATTTGCATATGCCGCATTTACTTGATCTGCTGTAATCCCTAATGTTGCGGCAAGTGCAGTTATATCTACTCTACTGGCGTTTGGATCTGTTGCCAATAAATTAACAAGAGCATCATTTACTTCTGTTTGTGTATATGTTTTAGTTGTAGGACTGGTAGTAACACTTGTTGGAGCAGTTGTTGCAATATTTGTTACAGAAGTTGTATCAATAGTAGGCGTAACTGTTGCGACGGTAGGTGTACTTGTTACAGTTGGAGTAGTTGTTGTAACGGTAGGTGTAGTGGTTATTACAGTTGGGGTAGTTGTTACAACAGTTGGAGTTGTGGTCGCAATAGTCGGGGTTGTTGTGGCTAAAGTAGGTGTTGTAGTTGTAGCAGTAGGTGTAAACGTAGGCGTTATAGTAGCTGCTGTTGGCGCTGTTGTTGGTGCAACGGTAGGAAGAGTTGCAATTCCAGATGTGTATGCGTTGTAATAGTTTGTAACCTCTGGCTCTGCAATAGAATATCGATTGGCAATCATGCCAGCTAACCCTGCGTTAGCTTCTAAACCACCAACAGATTGAACAGCCGCAGCTACCTGATCGGCAGTAGCATTAGGGTTTGCATCAAACCACGCGGTAACTTGTTCTTGTGTTAACGCCATGTTTAAACTTTAACCTTTAAGACATTACTGGCTGTTGTATCACGGTACACATCACCCACCCTCAGAGTTCCCAAAGATGTTTCTGTGGGTAGATTGTTTAAATCAAAGTTTAAACCCGTAGCGCCCATCGGCCCGGGATTGTCTAGTTGATTAAAGTAAAGACGTAGGACATTCGTCAGTTTGTCAAAATACTCGCGGTCGTACTCATTACCGGCCAACGGCAGGCTTGGTGCTTTGGCGTTTAGTTGTGCCATTTATCTGCGCCCGTCAGGTCTGATGTCAATTCTAGGAGCACCTAGTTGCCACTGCGTATTAATCTGGTTACTGGCAATCTTAAAGATCATCTGCCGCCCACGTATACGGGTCATGATCTGCCCTGTGAACTCTTCAGTAATCACAAAGTTACTGCCCTTAGTGACCAAAGCAGACGCAGTATTAACCACGCCAGAGCCTGAGTTACTTAATCCCAAGAGGCTCATAGTAACCCGAGGACTGACGGCGGTTGGGCTGTTTGTGGAGTCTCCAAACGTCAAGTCTGGGATAACCCTCCAGACAAAACCAAAGTTGTGACCGTCTTCAATGTCAAACTCAGAAGAAGATACATAAGCATCCAAGGCAGTTTCTGTAGCTGTCTCGTTGTCGTTTAAACCATTCTCATGCTCAACAAGGTTATTTGAGTACGTTGCGGCGATAGGGAAGTCTCTTAGTCCTGAGTCTATCCAAGCTGTTCGCGCCATCGTGCCGTAATACCAAACACCTTTACCTTCGTTTTCTGCGTAGTTATAAATGGTATAGCGGTCAACCGTTGTACTTCCTTCTGAGCAATAGAACCACCAGACCTCATTAAAGCCTTCGTTTAAAGCCGCAAACACTTGTAGGTTTTGATCTCTGTTGATGTCGTTAAATATAAACCGGCGCAGGTCGCAGGTCAGTGTTTGCACCCGGCCATCGTATTTGTAGAACTTATCAATACCCATCCAGTACACAACACCAGATGCAAGGATTGCGGCGTTAGGGCCGTAGATTGATATGTTGTCGCCCAGAAGTTGGGTCTGCCAAACAACTGGCGGGCCAAGGTACTGTAAAGAATAAATAGCAGAGTCAGTAAATACAATCTGCTCTTGACGAGACTGAAGGACAGCAATGATCTGTGAACCCTTAGATAAGGTTGTGCTTCCCGCCTGATTGGTAATAGCGGGATTCCAAACCAATATGTCTTCCTGATCTGACCAACGAATTAACATGGGGTTTAGGACTGCACTTCCATAGTCATCACAGCCAAAACAGAATACAAATCGTGACGTATCTGACACAGCAACTAAGTTAACTACCGAAGGTACTTCTGCGTCTGCTCCGGGCAGACTTGATACCAGTACGCCTCTTGTGCCAAGTCCTAAAGTAGCGTCCCAATAATACAAACCACCACCACGGGGATTGAATACAAGGTCTTCACCAAAGTTTTGCTGGCTCCACAAACGTAAAGCACCAAAGACTGTAGAAACAGGAGCGCCATTACCCCACGTACCCAATCCCCAGCCGCCAGCACCCCAACCTGTTAGTACTTGTTGAATGGCTGGGCCAACACCAATTTCATACGCGGCTACGACAGAAGCACCACCGCCGGGAGAGCCAGAAGCGTCTGTTGCGTTGGCCGTGGCTGTTGCTGTAAATGTGTACGTATTGGCAGTAAGGACTGTGATTTGATAATTGGCATTTAACACTGTTGCAGTGATGTTTCCGCCTAGTCCTACAGCACCACTAAAGGTTACAAAATCATTTGTATCAGCACCGTGCGCTGTGTCAGTTACCGTTATGGTAGCGGAACCATTTGTAGCTACAAACGGGTTGTTATTAATTGTGCTTGTTGCACGAATAGGCGTAATGTCGTAATAAGAGCCGCCGTTTTCTAAATAAAATTTAAGGTTTGTGCCAACACCAATGATGTTTTTACTATCAAGTAACACCCAATTCCAGAGTGACCTGCAAATACCTAAGAATGTATTGGTAGAAGTACGCACCCAGCCACCAATGACTTCTGCGCTGCCCTGCCTGAAACGGATTTTGTCGGCCTCGTACCAACCACCCTCGGTGGTGTACCGTGTGTTCTCTTTGTTTACACCAGCCTTAAATAGTATTTTCTTTAGTGGCATCGGTTAATCCAATAAGGCGCACTCAGCCGTGCGGCGTTTTAACAGACCCGGCAGTACCTTGCCGCCGCCTTTAGTCCAGAGCATCAGTTGTTCTTTTGCGCCTTCCCAATCATTGGCATTGATTTTCCTCTTTAACGTAGATGTTTGCAAGCGTCCAGTGCCCAAATTGTAGGCAAAATCCACGATGGCGTTACACCTGCGTTCGTCCAGAATTAAGGCAGGGCAGTTACGCAGAACTCCGGGCAGGTACGTATGCTCCAGCTCAATCATCAAAAGGGCGTGGGCCTCTTCCTGACTCATTGGTGCATCTTCCAAAGTCACCTTGCGCTTGTCTGCGTAGTAGGTAGACCCGTACCCAATTGTGGCTACGTTGGCAGGGCAAAGATACGGCTTGGAGCGAAAGCCCTCAAACCGTTTACACATGTCTGCGGCTAGTGCTAAGTTCATAGCCCGCGCTTGGCTAAAGTACGATCAAGAAACCAGAAGTTGATTGTTCCAGCAAGCAGTGCTGAGAAGTCTGGTGACATCATTATCTTGAACACTTCTACGGGAGGAGCGCCAGTGATCCATGCGTTCCATGCAAACCATACGTGGATGAAACTCCATACAAACAAAACCCAGTATGTTACGACTGGCCTGACGGATGCAGACAAGGATGCAGCCCAACCACCGGCGGCTTTGACCATTGTGGCTTGTTGTTCTATGGCAGACTGAAACGCATCCATTACGCCTACGTCAATAGCGGCTTCCCGCTGTGCGCCAATCTCAGCCAACTTCTGCTGACCGCGCAATGTCTCTAGTTCGCACTGGCGTGTAAACATCAACAGTTCATGCTGGCGCTCATTCTTCTTGTCAAAGAACTTCAGCACCTCTGGGGCCATACGGAACAAACCACCAAAGATGGAGCCTAGAATACCGCCACTTAATACATCAAACATAGTCAATCCTTACATTTAGATTTGTCGTCATTCTGCATGAGTTTGATACCAGACAGGAACCCAATCATGCCGCCGATAAGTGTAGAAAAAGCGGGTGAAATCATCTTGAATATTTCTGCGTTGTCCACCTCTTTGGCCCAAAGGCCAA